GAAGCGTTTATCTGCATAAGCATTTATATCTACGTTACTTAAAGCATTTATATCTACGTTACTTAAAGCATTTATATTTATATTACTTAAAGCATTTGTGTCGGTATTTTCCATACTCTGGCTTTTCCATACTCTGGCTTTTCCATACTCTGGCTTTTCCATACTCTGGCTTTTGCTGTTATGGCTCGAAAATATGTAGTTTACTTTAACGTAATGTCCTTTAATTTTTTTTGTCACGGGGTCAAATTCTTTTATCATTTCGATTAACCCCATGTCAATCAGGGTTTTTTTGACCTTGATAACTTTGTCAACAGACCAAAACAGACCGCCAGCAACATAGCTGTTCGTGCAATAAACTTGATTTGTTTTTTGTTTTTTTGCCATTTTGTAGTAAAACAAATACAAGTCCAATGTTCCGTCATGCCCCTTAAATCCTTGAAGCCTCTCCAGTGTTTCGATTGTCAATATGATAACTCTGTTTTCCATCAAACCGTCTTGTGTCATTTTATTTCTCCTTTCCTTTCAACAACAATTCTATTTTAGCTTTCATAAGATTTGACATTCTCGGATATTTGTTTCTCTCGATTCTGTTGACCGTTTCTCTTGCCATGTTTAGTTGCTTGCCGAGTTCTGCTTGTGTTAGATTGTTTTTAGCTCGGTAATAAATCATTTCTCTTGGGAAATCCATTTTCACCATCCTTTTTTGTTTAATCACTTTTAGTCACTTGATTAGGGAATATATTAACCCAGTCGTCGGGAATGTTTTACTTTTGGTGTTGGGTCATCGTCTGTCCGATGTGTCAAGCGTCCGACCGCTTTGTGTTGGCGATAAATGAAAGAAAGGAAACAAGAAAATGAAAGGAGAGTGGCGTTAGTGGTTGGCAGAGCAAGATTTGAACTTGCGAATCTACGGGTCAAAGCCGTATGTCTTAACCGCTTGACTATCTGCCGATATTTTGTTTCCGGCTTTTTGCGAAAAGTGTGCGTTCATCCTGTGCTGGATTACGATACCACGCTTATGTTATAACCTTGCTACTGACCACCGTCAGATGCGGATGATTAAGCCTTTCGCTGTCGAGTACCGGAAGTGAGGGCAAAATCCCAACTCGCCCCGTGTACTTAGGGTACTAAGGGGAAATTGGAGCTGAACGTGGGACTTGAACCCACAACTTGGCACTTCCACACACCAAAATCAATGGAATTCTCGTTTCATCGACCGTTGCTCCGACGAGTCTTACATAGTCTCCGCGAGCGTATAGGTTCGGGTGTGCCCCACCCTACCGCGATTTTATTACGGTTAAGTCACGCCAGTAAGCGCAACCCTTCGTTTAGAATGTTCTTGGCGGCATTAATATCTCGGTTGTGGCGAGCGCCGCATTCGGGACATACCCACTCACGCACCGACAAATCTTTAGTGCCAGACCATTGATGACCGCACTCGGAGCAAAGCTGACTCGATGGGAAGAACCTATCCACTTTAACAATCTTTCTACCGTACCAATTCGCCTTATACTCCAGTTGCCGCACGAACTCGCCCCACGATGCGTCTGATATAGACTTTGCGAGTTTGTGATTCTTAACCATGTTAGACGGCTTCAAATCCTCAATGCAGATCACGTCGTTTTGTCGTATGAGTTCGGTGGATATCTTATGTAGGTAGTCGTTCCGTTGGTTAGCAATATGTTCGTTCAATCTTGCAACCTTGATTCTCGCCTTTTCTCTGCGGTTGCTCCCCTTTGATTTTCGGGAGAGTTCGCGTTGAAGTTTGGCAAGTTTCTTTTCGGATTTATGCAAGTATTTATTATTCGGATATTCTACACCATCGGAGGTAATTGCAAACGACTTAATGCCAACATCGACACCTATTACCGCGCCGGTAGAAGGCAATGGCTCGATCTCAACATCAGTACAACACAATGTCACAAAGTAATATCCACTTGGATTTTGCGAAATAGTGGCGTTTAAAATTCTTCCTTTAACCTCTGTGCTGACATGGCACTTTACGAGACCGAGTTTGGGAAGCTGGATGCAACCATCTAACGCCTTGATGTTGCCAGCCCCATTACTCATAGTTCTATATGACTGTGTGTGATTATGCTTGCTTTTAAATTGAGGATATCCGGAGATTTCGCCTTTTTTAACCCGCCTAAAAAAGTTTTGGTATGCTGAATCCAAATCTTTTAGCGAAGAAATAAGTGCTCTCGCATCAACCTTGCGAAGCCACTCCAGCTCGCACTTTAGGCTTGTTAAGTTTCTACTGCAATCGTAATAGTTAAATGTTGCACGAGTTTGCTCATATATTTCTTTCCTCTTGGCAAGGTAATAATTATAAACAAACCGACAACATCCAAAGGTTGCTTGAATTAGTTTTTCTTGCTCTTTGTTGGGATAAACACGAAACTTATATGAGCATTCCATTTTTAATACCTACAATCTTCGCCCCAGTGTGTGGCCTGAGATTCCCACCAAACAGAGTCATACGGCGGCAGGAGCTTGCCGTTTTTTTGTTGTATTCGCCGCATGGTTGCTCTGACAAAGCTCGCAATTCCGATGAATGGCATAAAAATACCGAACAACGCATTTTGCAGGGTGTGACCGAACTCATGGTCGAGAAGGTGTTGAGTTTCGTTGCAAACTATGATGGTTGTTCCGAGGGTGATGCCGCCCCATTTGCCCGGAATCAAAAAGTAGTGCGCTAACTTGTGCTGTTTAGGTTTATATCCGAGTGCCATAATCACCGTCGATGCAACAAACCCGATAGCAGTCATGATACATCCCCAAGTTAAATTTAGAATTATATACCATTTTTTTTGTATCTTTATGTGCGACCTCCTTTCCCAAACGGTGCAACTCCCTTCAACAACATTATACCATGTCATGAAATGCTTGTCAATAGGTGGTTCGCAATTCGTGTATTTATTTCACAAATTTATTCAAAAAGCGTGTAAGTGTGCAAAAAATGCAACGATTTTGTGTAAACCACTTGACAAAATCAAATAAGTGTGGTATAATTTGTATGATGGGTAATTATTGTATAATTATACTCTAAGTGTAATGGCGAGGGGGTATGGCGTGGCGAGGAAGTTGAATAGGCGTTCCGGCAACGATGACAAAAAAGAAATCTACCACGGCGAACAAGTCAGCGTTGTAGAATCTAAAGATGTATCGACGAGTTTGCCGAGAATTGCCGACCTACTCGGCGCACTTAATGAAATCACCGACACAAGAAAAGCGATAAAATTTATTGTCGAAAAAACCCCCGATGGCAAGGCGGCGCTCAACACCTATCTGCGACTTGCGAATCAGGGAATTAAAATCGAGTGGTTTGATAAGGCAACGGGTAAGTTGACAAAGGATTTTGATGCAGAATCAACCAATTTCTGCGCTCGGATGGGGGTAAACAACGCTTCGGGACTTGATGGCATGATCGACCAGTTCCACTATGGTGCGGTGGTGTCGGGGGGCATGGCTGCCGAGGTTGTTGTAAGCAAGTATGCCGATGACGTTGAGGATGTTGTCGTGGTTGATGTTGACACGATTGACAAGTTTGAGTGGGACGAAAAATTAAAGCGGTACAGGATATACCAAAAGACGGATAAGGTCGGCGGCCCCAAAGTTGACTTGTGTAATGGCAATTTCTTTTACATTCCAAACGAACCTAAACCGGGCAGACCCGATGGCGTATTGCAGTTTGAAGCCGCCGTCTATGCGGTGGCACATTACCTCAAACTCATGCGTGATTCGGGTGCGGTGTTAGAGCGCATCGGTTATCCGAGATACAATGTTACGATTGACAATGAGAAGTTCATTTTAGGACTGCCCGAAGCGGTTAAGCGTGACCGTGAAAAACTCAAAGAAGCGCAAAAGGCTTTCTTCGCAGAGGTTGGGTTGAAGTGTTCGCAAGCGAGTTACAAGAGCGACTTTGTTTCTTGGGACAGCGTTAAGCGTGAAATTCTCGGCGGAAATTCTTCGCTGGGTGTTGATGTCAGGTCGTTTACAGAGATTACCAATATCGAGATACCACAGGCGTTTGCAATACCCCCGATAATTATGGGGCGCGGTCAAGGCAAGGGAAGTTACGCGCTCGGCACTGTTGAAATGGAAATTCTTGTCGGGAAAATCGAGTCAATGCGCCGTTCGTCCAAGCGAATGATTGAAAACATCATGAACCTTTGGGCGCGTGT